GTAAAAGCGATAATCCTGATGACTCTGAGAAAGAGATTGAAGAATCTGTGTTAGAATCAATTGCTGATGCATGCGAAGAAATGGGCATTGATATCGAAGATCTATCTGAAGAGCAGATCGACGAGCTTTCTAGAAATACTTTAAAATCATATGCTAAAAAAGCTAATAGTGATATGCACAAAAACTTTTCTAATGCTCGCGGTGAACAACAAAAACATGATAATGCTTTATACAGAGATGATGCTGAAGAAGCTAATAAAACAGCTGACGGTGAAAGGAAGTATAGAAAGAAGGCCTGGAGTAGAGCAAAAAACATACAAAAAGCAAAGATTAAAACCTACGGTAAACAGTATATGGTGGGTGAAGAAACCCTTGATGAGCTAAGCAAGAAAACATTAGGTTCTTATGTTACTAAGGCTTCTGGAGATCGTGCTAACAATGCCTTCAATCTTGCAACAATGGATAAAGGTGATAAGAGAACTAATGCCTGGGGCAAAGATTTCAAGAGAACCGTTGGTATTAAAAAGGCCGTTAAGAAATTAATAACTAAAGAAGAAACCCTTGATGAGCTAAGCAAGAAAACCCTTCAAAAATATGTGGATAAGTCTCATAAGAAGTCTGAAAAGGCAATTAACTCTTATTCAAATGCAGCCAATCGTAGACACGATTTTGCTCCTGATACTCCTGCTATGACTAAAAACTTTAACCTCCATATGAAAAGAAGTGATGGTACGGAACTTGCTAAAAAGAAACTTGGTCAACATAATGTTTCAGGGCAGAATTATGGTACAGTTACAGATAGAAAGAAGCCTTCCGTAAAAAATGAAGAAACTCTCGTCGAGAAGCTCCTAGATCATTCTCACCTAGAGCATGATACCTATCCGGGTACAGCAGCCGATCCGAATTCAACATTCAACAAGATTCACGATGCTGCTCATGCAGAGATCAAAAAGCATGTTGAAAAAAGCGGTGATAAAGGTCTAAAGATAGGTGATCATAGTAAGTTTATGAGTTCCTCGAAACCTCATGCTATTATTCACAACCAAATGGTTAAGCACGGTATTAAGCCAGATTTCGAAACACATGGTAAGATCAGTCGTTCTATTGGCAAAAAACTAGCTTCTTCAGTGTCTGAAGCAACTCTGAAACTTACTAACGAAGAAATCGAGCTAACTTCTACTCAAAAACTAAATGCAGCGGTCTTAAGATCTCTTACTGAAAAGAAAGCAGACAAAATTGCTCAGCCTGACGATAATGCAAATCCTGGCGATAAAATGCAAAAAATGATGGATGTGGAAGTGATCGATATGGTTCCAGCAAGCGTAAATTCTGTTCTCGCAGCAGGTCGCGCGGGCCCAGGTAAGAAAACGGTTAAAGAAGAGACCCTAGACGAAAACAGTAGAGCAGATCACTATAAAGGCGCTACTCAAGGTCAAACTTGGAGGGATAATGCTTCACAGGCAGAAAAGGATTTCTACGATATGCATATGAAAGGCGCTAAATGGGATGACACTGAAGAGAAAGGTCATATTGACGCTCTTAAAGCAGGTCGCGCTGGTCCCGGTAAAAAAGCTCGTAAGGGTGACAATACCAATTCTGAAAAGATGAAAAAGACGACCGCATCTGAAGCATTCGAGAGACATATCAATGATCATGTATCGGCGCTTACAGAGAAATATCTAAATGAGAATAAAGATAAAGTTACCGCAGACTTTGGGTATTGGCATGATGGCAAAGATGGACCTAAAGATGTTGAGGGCTATGTTAAAAACGTCGGTACTGGAGGTCACCCTTCATTAACATCTAAGATCACCAAAGCTAATACTAATCAGGGTAGAGAACATGACTGCACAGTTACTGGTCATGTTAAACACGTAATGAAATTCATTAATGATCATCATCAAGAAAACTACTCATTAGACCACGCGGGTCATAAACAATTCAACAAAGACTATTCATAAGGATAACACAATGTTAGAGAAAGCAAAATGGATGAAAGACGCAGTACCAACAGCAAAAGGATGGGTAGATCGCCGCACAGGGGAACTACTCCTAGCTAGAAAATACTCAGAGGCTGAGATCCGTGAATGGGATCTTGCTAACGGTGGGAAGATTTTAGGCAAAACGCTGGAAAAAGACGAGACGCCTGTTAAAAAGGCTAAGTCTACTAAGCGCAAAGCAGCTAAAAAAGATGTGCCTGTAGTAGAAGAAGGCGACGATTTAGAGGATATTTTCTCTCATGTCTCAGATTTCACTGATCAAGAATAGATAGATACTAGCGATAATTAAAACATATTCGTTAGGAAGAAGTCCTTGAAAAAAATAAGCGAGATTAAAGATGATGAAGAATTTCTTTTCTTTGCAGCAACACATTATTACAGACCCAGGTCAACTGCAGTTGACGATTTTTATGATGACATTCATAGGATTAAGTACATAAAGCGCTTAGTTAATCGCTTCATGGAGACAGGTAATCTTAGTGAGAGACTTCTATTAAACCATATAATAGTGGTGGGGAATTCGTTTACGATACCCGCCGCTATTAAAATTTTTGAGTATAAGCTGAATGAGAAAAGCTGGAGGGTATTAAAGCCCTTCTTGGTTCATTTGAAATATATTGAAGAATCAGCATATCCGAATATCAAATCTAATATAGTGGTTGAAAGACAACTCAAGAGCATCTTTAGGCCCGAAGGGAATTAAAATGGGTGTATATAGACATAAAGGCTGGAAAATTGAGGAAGTAGGTCGTTATGGCGATACTCCTAAAGTCAAGCAATGGAATATAACCCCGCCAAAAGAATCCAATGCTACCGACACTGCTAACACCTTAGGGGATGCAAAACGTATGATAGATCGATGGACTAAAGATATGAAAGAAGAAGGCGGCGCTGGTGACTTTGGCACCGACAAGCTTCGTAAGAGATATCAAAAAGATACCCCCGGTCAGCCTGTTACGGAAAACGACGATAAGAAATTACCTTTTCATAAAGAAGTTCATAAAGCTTACCTTGCTCACCTCGCGGCGGAGAAAAGAAGCTCGGATGAAGAACAAAGTGATGATAGGCCATATAAAGGCAAATTGAAAGCTGCTGTCACTAATAGACGTAGGACACTTATGAAAAAATTTGAAAAACATCACAATATAACCGGCGGCCAATCTAGGATTGATGCATTGACTAAAATACAGAATTTTCATGAAGAATTTGGTGTTGGTACACCGACTATGAATACCGGATCTATTCCTGCAACAGGTCCCCTAAAATTAAAGAAAACTGCATTATTTCATGATGTGACCGATAAACGCAGAAAGAAGGATAAGCCTCCGATGATTCTTAAGCGATTCCAAAAGTACTTTAAAGAATCACAAGAGCTAGATGAGATCAGTCAAGAGACTGCGCAATCTTATCGTAAAAAAGCTACCCAAGATTTATACTTTAACCATTTGCCGCATGTAGCTACACCGGACGAAAAAGCTAAACATGATAAGAAGAATATAGCTCGCGCGAAGGGCTTGGAAATGGTCAAGAAGAAGTTAAGGGATTAAAATGTTCGGACTAAGCTCATTCAGATTATATGCCGCAATCTTTGCATTAGTAGCCCTTGTGGCTCTGGTTGCAGGAGGTTATATATATGTGACCAAGATGCAGACTAAGATTACAACACTAGAAGTTGAATCTAGACTAGCTCAGGAAGCTCTTAAAACATCCAATGAGACAATTGATGCAATTGAAAAAGCAGCAGCTGAGAACAGAAAAAATATTACCGAACTTAGAGAAGGGCTAGATAAGGCCACGGACGACCAAGAAGAATTAAGAAAAGTATTAGCAAATAATGACCTGAAAAAACTGGCCAATAGAAAGCCCGGTCTGATAGAGAGGAAGATAAATGATGCAACTGCTAAAGAGTTTCGTGATTTTGAGCGTATTACTGGTCGCTAGTGCATGCTCGACAACGCCTAAGACGATAATCCAGACTAAGATAATTACAAAAACAATACCTGCTATCGAGCGACCGCGTCCGGTAGTTATGAATGATGTTAAATTTTACGTGGTGACTGAAGATACCCTTGACGATTTCATTGCAGAGTTTAAGAAGGCTAATGCGGGTGAACTTGTTTTTGTTGCAACTAACGTTAAAGGGTATGAGAACATATCCCTCAACCTTGCGGATATAAAGAGATATCTAAAACAACAGAATGAGATCATTGTTTATTATGAAAAAAATGCTACTAAATAATACCTAGGGGTTTACAACTCCCCTGAAATGTTGTATAATAATCATCTATAAAAGTAACGCCAGACATTTCCGGAGAGATAATGCTATTCGAAGAACAGATTTCACGCAAACCTGACCAGTACCCATGGACCAAGCAATTTATAGAAGCCATATGGAAAGGCTTTTGGACCCCCGACGAATTCAATTTTAGAAGTGATTACTCTCAATTCAAATCTGATCTTACAAAAGAAGAGCAACAAATTATCATCCGGACGATGTCTGCGATAGGTCAGATTGAGATTGCGGTTAAAACCTTCTGGGCCGAAATAGGTAACCATATGCCGCATCCTTCTATCAAGGATTTGGGCTATGCAATGGCGAACTCTGAAGTTATTCATAATATGGCCTACGAGAAGATTCTTGATGTGCTCCATATGACTCACATCTTTGAAGAGAATCTCAATGAGCAGGTTATTAAGGGAAGAGTCGAATATCTTCGTAAATATAATCAACGAGTTTATGAGGATGATAAAAAACAATACATCTACGCTATTATTCTATTTACGCTATTCGTTGAGAACGTGAGCTTATTCTCTCAGTTTTATATCATCATGCATATGAATAGAAATAAGTCTGTGATGAAGGATTGCGCTCAACAGGTACAATATACCAGAAACGAAGAGCTTCTTCATGCTCAGGTAGGTATTAAACTTATTCAAACATTGCGATCCGAATATCCGGAAATGTTTGATGACGAATTACAGCAAAGAATTGAACATGAGTGTGTCGAATCCCTTAAAGCTGAAAGTCGTGTTATCGACTGGATTATGGGCGATTATCATGTAGAAGGATTGGATGCTAATATTCTAAAGGCGTTCATTGCTAAAAGAATGGCAGATTCAATCTCAGATATCGGATTCGATAATAGTTCTATCTATTATGATAAAGATGCCGTTCATAAAACTTATTGGTTCGACGAAGAATTACTTGGCGCTAATATGACAGACTTCTTTCAGAAAAGACCCGTCGAGTATGCAAAAGGACAAGGGGTCGGGGTAGACGATTTGTTTTAGGAGAAAGAAATGAACAGAATAACAAGAATGATGATCAAATCAAAAGCAAAAGAAATGATCACACCAGGACCAGATACAGAAAGAGATCTTAAAGATCTGTTTTGTATTCTAAGAGAGGTCTGGGACCTCGAATTCGAGGACAGTATTGATTTTCAAGAAAAATGTCTCAATGAGATATGGAACGCATCAGCAGTGATGTATAGACTTAAGAAAAAAGGGAAATAAGAATGGGCTTTAACTGGGCAAACGAAGACTCTAGGATCTTTCTCTCGCGAGGATATATTGATGGTAATATGACTGTCGAAGAGCGCGTACGAGAGATAGCAAAGACCGCCGGAGAAATCTTGGATATGGACGGATTTGCAGATAAGTTCTATGATTATATGAGTAAAGGTTATTATTCCTTATCTTCACCAGTATGGAGCAATTTTGGTACCAAGAAGGGTTTACCTATCTCCTGTAATGGAGTCTATATTGATGACTCGATCGAATCTATCTTGGATAAGAACTCTGAGATAGGTATGCAGACGAAGTTGGGCGCAGGTACTTCTGCTTATCTTGGAGGGATTAGACCCCGAGGATCGGCAATCAAATCTGGCGGCAAAGCTGATGGGCCCGTCCATTATGCAAATGTTACTGAAACGATGGTGGACATTATCTCACAGGGCAACGTTCGCCGGGGCTCTTGTGCTGTCTATCTTCCAATTGATCATCCCGACATTATGGAATTTCTAGAATGTCGAGAAGAAGGCTCACATATTAAAAACCTGTCTATGGGCGTATGCGTATCAGACGAGTTCATGCGGAAGATGATTGATGGCGATCATGACGCGCGCATGGTGTGGGCGAGGGTGCTCCGAAAACGAAAAGAATCAGGATATCCTTATATCTTCTGGACCGACACGGTCAACAATAATAAACCCCAAGCTCTTAAAGATTTAAATCTCCCTATCTGGGCATCTAATCTTTGTAGTGAAATTTGTTTACCTTCTACTGTAGATCTATCATTCGTATGCGATCTAGCATCCATGAACCTTTTGACATATGATGAATGGAGTCAAACGGATGCGGTTGAGGTCATGACCTTCTTCCTTGATGCAGTCATGGAAGAATATATCGAAAAAATTAAAGACATACCACACATGAAACCCGCGCGAGCCTTCTCTTTGAAATGGAGAGCTATCGGGATCGGACAACTAGGTTGGCATTCGTATTTACAGTCTAAAATGATTCCTTTTGAATCGTTTGATGCTCATATGGAAGCGGTCAAAATATCAAAATTTATTGATGATAGATCGCTCTTGGCATCGAAAGAATTAGCTGTAGAATATGGTGAGCCTGAAGGACTTCTCGGATATGGCGTCCGGAACCTTACACGAACAGCTATTGCGCCAACCACCTCCTCTTCATTCATTCTAGGACAGGTTTCCCCGTCTATTGAACCTCTTGCATCCAATTACTTTACTAAGGATCTTGCAAAGGGCAAATTCACTTGGAGAAACCCTTATCTAGGTAAGATTATTAATGAGTACGCCGGCTCCCATGAA